CACCCTGCTTGGCGTATTTCAGATTCGAAGTTGCCGAATCCCCAGTTGCTAGTGCTCCTCCCGAAGTGAAGTAACCTGTGTTGGTGTTGGTCGTGGTCGTTGAAGAATTCCATGTCGCCGTCAGAGATGTCAGGCTCTTTGTGTCATACTTGTCATAGTAGAACTGTCTCGAGTAGGCCTCTTTGAGTTTTGATTCAACGGACAGATCAATCACTGACTGTATGTCACTCCTGTTGTTGAACGTGAAAGTGAATGTCGGGGTTGTCTCCTCCCTGTACAGTATGCCATCCTCCGCGAACACCGAAATGTTGGAGTAGGCTCCCGTGGGATCCAGTATCTCTTTTGCTCTGCTTATGCCCGAGGCAGACCTGTTTACTGATCTAACCTTCACTATCTCCTGTGATGCTGAAAGTGGAACCACTTGGTAGTCCTCTGCTGTGATCATCCTGTTCTGTGAGTAGTACACCTGTCCGGCCTTCTCCCTGATTGAATCGTTGGATTCTGTGGCCGCGGCGTTGTACACGGACTGTTTAAGACTGACCGACATGGTCAACGTCTGCTGTGATCCGTTGGCATCGATGTACGGCACCGACAATGAAATCCCCTGCATGTCGGCAGGTTGTATGGCATATTTGGCGTTGTCACTGGTTCTGTAGTAAGTCCTGAAAGAGCCCAGTGGCAAGTTTGAGAAATTTCCATCCCCGAACACAAGATCTATGGCATCATTGTTCTTTGTGACAACATTGTAGATGTTCCTGATGTCTTTGGATAAAGAATTATAGATTGCGTTGTTGCCGGTCAGCGCAGGTACCTTGGTCCATTGTTCTGCTATCTGTCCAAATTGGTCAAGTTTGTACAACCAAACATCCGAGTTGTTGATGTTGGACACATCAAAACTTTTTACGTAGTTTGTTATGGCAGTGTCCACTGTGAATTCTTGTCTCTCCAGGGTTCCTTGTTTGAACAGCATGAAGAATCCTGTCTTGTTACTGCTGTCTCCGGAACCGTCGGTCCTGTACGTGTACGTGAGTCCCGTGCCGGGCACTGGTGATGATTCGTATATGGAATCACTGTCATTGACGGCGCTGGACACAATCTCAAAACGTCTGGTGGTGCCTCCAATGCTCTTGCTGAATGTGAATATGGGCAGATCTAATTGGTTGGAACTTAATGTGTAAACCTCTGTGTCTACACCTCCTATCTTTTTCTTTTCCCTGGGACTGCCAAACAGTTGTCCGGTCTGGTTGGCCGCGTTCAGTATCGCGATGAACTGTTCCCTGTAGTTGGAGTTCGCGGAATCATTCCAAATTATAGTAGAATTCGCTAGGTTGGTGCCTGAACTGTCATTGACATTCTGTGTTGTTGATATGCTGTCAATTTTCAACAGGCCTGTTGCTGGAAGATTCCTCTTGGCGTTGTAGTTGATCAGCCTCGCCAACCTTAGGATAGAATTCCTTCTCTCAGCGGTCTCCAGGAAGTTCTCCCTGGCGTTGAGGTCCACCCTGAAACTAAGTGCCTGTGCTATGTAGGCTATGAGATCAATGAGGGCAACGTACTCCGAACTCTCAACGAAGTCGTTGAAATCGTCTGGATAGTTCTCCTGCAGGTAGGCCACCATGGTCCTTCTCAGCGTCTCGAAGTCGTATGATTTGAAATCAGCCTGTTGGAAGGCCTGATAGATCTTGCGCCAATCCTCGGCTACCAGTAATCGGTTCTGTCTGTCTGTTGTGGCCATTGTATATACAACGGTATTTATGTGCGAGGTAATATGCGCTTATTAAGATAGACGCAGAAGCGAGTTCTCGTCGAAGTTGAATCGCAGTTTCTCAGTGATGTTCAGCGGCACGTATGTGATGGTTGCCTGTATGGCTATGCCCTTGTCCGCCTCTGTGACCAGTATCTCCTGTGTGGATATGCGAGGATCCGCGTTGAGATTTGCCGTCACATCCTCCACTATGGCCTCTTTGAGTTGTTCCGTGAAAGGCTCGAATATGGCGTCATATATGATCGTGCCGAACTCGGGATTCTCCACACGCTCACCTTTCCTGACGGAAAGCCTGTTGATGAGGTCCTGTTTGGCCACCTCGAAGTCGTACAGTTTGAAGTTCTGCTTGTCCGCACGGCTACTGAAACCCTTGAAGGTCACTGACTTGTCTGTTAGTTTGCCACCTGATCCGTTCTCACCGTATGCCATTAGTCCAATCTCCTGAATTCCACGTCCACTTTACTATAGTCAACCATGTAGAATCCTGTGTCTGTCATTGTTCTCGCCCATGGAACTTCCTGTGCCATCACGCCCTCGTATGTTCCATCGGTGTGTTTGTATTTAAACGAATATATGTTGATGCCTGAAGGTGACTTGCCAACTAGTTTTATGTCTTCCTTCAATCTTTGGTCACTGAATTTGAATCCACTGAAGAATGTCTTGACCGCACCACCTATGGCACCTATTTTGCTGGATAGGTTCACTCCCACGTTCTGTAGGAAACTCTGTCCCAATCTAGAGGCGTCCCTGGCGTTGAACAGTCCCGCTTTGCTGGCCAGGCTCTTGACCTGGTTCATGCCCACTATCTTGCCTCCCACAACACTGGAGTATGTCTTTGTCACGCTGTTCAATGTTCCCAACGTTGGATCGATGTTTCTCACTCCACCACCAAAACCGCCCCCCATCGCTATGTCCCTGGCGGTCGCGGCTCCCTTCTTGCTCAGGTTACCCGTGGTCAATTCCTCGATGGCCTTCCTACCGACTCCTGTCATATAGGTCTTCGCGGCGTCAGTGGCGAATCCCTTGAGATCTCCTCCTAGGAACTTGCTGTAATCCACACCACCACCCAGCGTGAACAGTTCACCGGCCTGGTTGACGAACACGTTGTCCTTGAACAGTTCCACGTTGTCACCTCTGAATTTCTCCACCACCTGTGATGTGAGATTTTTTATCGAATTGGTCGCGTCTGAAACAAATTCGGAATTCTTAATCTTCTCTGATATGCTTTCCTTTATTTCGAATGGTAGATCGACCTTGCCCGTTATGCCGTATATGTCATTGTATGCTGTTCCAAAATCAGATAGTAGTTGTCTGGCCTTGGCGGCATCAGTGCTTGACCCCATCTTCTGTTTCACGTACTCCAGCGCGTCCGCTTGGTACTGCGCATCTCTGATCGCGCTGTTCTCACTGAGCCTGTTCTGGTTGTTTATGAATTCCGCCGTGCCCGGTGTGTTGGCCAACTGACTCCATCTCTTCTTGTCATCACTGTCAATAGGAATGATGCCATCGTTGCCAATCACACTGGCCCTGAACATGGGTTCGTGTGTGACGAACCTGTGCACTGTCGTTTTTGTTTTCCTGGTGAACTGTTCTAGAGGTCTGATTCCTTTCTGTGCCAACTCAACATCTCCCTCGTCCCTGATCTGTATGCCAGCCTTTTCCGGTGTTAGCCAACTTGGTCCCCAAGTGCTACTGGCACCTGTGGAGTTGAAGTGCACCTGTGATCCCGCTAGGTGAATCTGTCCTGAGGCACCATGTAACTGTGTACCACTCGTGAATGACGATATGCCGTCCCTGGCGTAGTCCCTCACGGATCCCGCCTGTGAACTGTTCAGTATGCCCTTCTCCCCGAGGTTCAACAGCAGATCCGCGGAGTGTATCATCTCCTTGGCGGAACTGAATCTCACCTGACCATTGGCGTGCATGTTGATGTTGGAATCCGAATGTAAATTGAAGTCACCCTCGGTCCTCATGTTGATTCCACCAACCCCGGAATAGATGTCTATCCTGCCGTTGCTCTGCATCTCGATGTAGGCATTTCCAGAACCATTGGCTATGTAGACCACGCCCTCGGTGTCGTGCATCAACAGTTGATGTCCGCTTGCCGTCCTCAACCTCGTGAGCTGGTTGGTGCCATCTGTGGCGCCGTCGTCCATGACGAAAGTGTGTCCTGATGTCCTCGTGACATAGTCCGTGGCCTCGGAGTCCTTGGCCCCGACCTTCTGTTTCGGCGTGCCGGTGTCCTTGCGTCCGGGTGTGGATATCCCAAAGACCTGGCTGGGGGTCTCCCTCCTGGCCGATGACGTAGTCGTACCCCTGACTGGATCGGCTATCAATCCCTGTTTCAGCAACACATCAGCGAAGGGGTGTATGGGCTTTGGTGTTGACTCGTAGTTGCCGTTGACCAGTGCGCCCGGAGTGTTCCTGTTGAGTTCTCCAGCTGGCACCGTCCTGGTTCCATAATCCTTTTGCTTGTCGATGAGTGTCTGTTGTGCGCCCGGCGGGCCTTCCTGCTCCCCTGTGGTCTTGTCCCAGGTGTTGGCGCTGGCCGCTATGCCCGGGGTCATGTGATTGGTGTATGGGTCCTGCACACAGCCTATCCAGTAGGCCTGGTCCATCTTGCCCTCGGCGAATATGACCAATACTTTGGTGTCTAGGTCAGGTGGCACAGCCCAGAAACCATACGAGTGCTGTGAGTCCGTGTAGTCCCTTGACGCTCCGTTGGCGTACTGTTCTCCCTTGGCACCATAGAACGGTGACAGGTAATCACAGGTTATCAACTGTTTCTCGGTTGGATTTTCTGTCTTTACCAGGCTGGGTATGAACACCTTGAGTCGTCCCATCCTCGCGGGATCCTTGTTGCCTTTCACTATGCCCAGGTACGGTCCTGGGTTGGTCGTAGTCCATTCCTGGTTCCAACTACTGCCCGACGACTTCTTGGTCGATGCGTGTCCCTTTAGATAATCATTCTGTGCCATTAGCCAAAAAATCCTTTAATTTTAGATATCAAGTCCGTGAACTTTCTTCCAATGTTACTTACATCCTTGTACACACCCTGTAGTTCAGTAACGAGTGCGGCGGCCTCGCTCGCGGTTTTTACCTCGGATGTTGTTCCATCCTTGCTGAGCACAGTGGCGGTCGGTACAGGATTTGATATCACCACACCCTGGTTGTTGAACCTGGTCAACTGTAGCACATTGGTGTACTTGCCGTCGGAAAAATTGTGCTCCACGCCTATCACCCTATACAGTCCGCTGAACTCAGCGGATTGGTCACTCTGCAGTTCATATACCCCGGTCCTGTCATTGATGTCTGTGGGCATCCTGAAATTTAAAAGTATTATGGGTTCGGCCACATCCGGATTGTAGCAACGCAGTCTGTCGTTCCATATCCTGTTCCTGTTGCCTTGCCAGTAGTCCATGTCCACGTCCCTGTGTATCCTTTTTGTTCCAAACAACTCGGGATTGACGGGTATGAACTGTGACTGCCCCAGCCACGCGGGATCTCCCAGTATCTCCATCCTTATGTTGACCATGTCAGCCAGTGGGTGTGTGAGCGTGTCAAGGAAAGCGTCCAACTCCGTGGGAGTTCCGCCGGTCTTTCCCGTGCCTTCACTGCTGAATATAGTTGGTTCTGATTTCAACAACAGATTGCCATCTCCGAAATTATCAACGGCCGTTGTTGTGCCCGTCCGTTGTCCCCGAACGTTCTCTACCGTGTTTTTCCTGGAGTTCTGCGCCTGCACATCTTTCAGCGTTCCTTGGAAGTATGCCACCCGGTAATTTATGTTGAGGTCTAAAACATCCACGTTGTCACCAGTGAATATGTAGTTGTAGGTCTTAAACACGAAGTTCTTGAAATTCTTTCCTGTGCTCACCCCCGGAATGGATAACGAATAGGCATGTACCTTGTATGGTTCTATGGTGAATTTTATAATTTTGGGATTTGTGGCACGCTTCAAATCAAATCCACTGTCGTCCGGTATCACGCTGGACTTTATCTTGAAATATTTGAAATAAAATTCTTGGGCCTGCTCCAGCACAGCCTGTGCTCCTCCTGTGAACTGCGCTTTGCCCAACTCCCTGGATGCTTTCTGTCTGAATTGCTTGAATTTTTTCTCGGTGAAGTCCGGGTGTCCTTTCATTATCTCTTCTAGTATTTTTACCATGTTATCACCGGATTTGATCTTCATGTACTCCACTGGCACGTCTCCTGTGTCTACCGCATCACCTATCTGCTGATTTTGTTTGAACATTCCTGTCTGTTCTAAATTTTCTGTCGAAAAGGGTTTCTCTGGATTCAAGTCCTCGTGTATGGATATCTGGTACTTGTCCCTGATTCCCACTTTGCCCGATGTGACGTCATCCTCCGCTCCCTGGTTCAGTATGTCTTCCAGCGCCTTGACAACATCCGCCACGGTCTTGCCCTCTGGGTACAGACTGCCCGCTGTCTTGACCTCACTGTAGGTGTTCACAAATGCAAACTCGTTGTATGGTATCGCTTTCACAGTGTACACCGTGCCCGCCTGATTCACGTCCATCTGCATGTCAATCAACTTGATGGGTATCACACGCCTCATGGTCTGTGCCTGTTTCTCACTGAGCACACGTCCCTGCTCATCAAAGCCTTTGAAGTCCACCGTCAACAGGTATGGTGCGTCAAGGTGATCTAGATAGTTGTTGTTGATTGCGGCGGCGCGCACCCTCTCCAACAGTGTTATTCCAAACGGTTCAATGATCTCCATGGTTATGTCCACCACGGAAGTCAATCTCCTCTTCTCGTTCAGCCCCGGTAATGAATTCATGGTCACGCTCTTGATGTACAGGTCCCTGTTCTGACTGAGCACTTTCCTGCTCTTGTCAATGGCGCCCTTGAGACGATCATTCTGTTCTATGGTCTTCTTGTTTTCCGCGTTGACCTCTGGCCTGTCCTGGTTCTCGTTGGCGCCTATGCCCGCGCTCCTGACTATGATGTCATGCGGTTTGCCGTTGAGCAGGGTGGTGGTGTTCTCGAGGTCCTTCTTGCTCAGGGCACTCAGTGTGAACAACGTAGTGTAAGACGCGAAGTCATACAGCACGTTGGGATCTGATATGTTGGTCACATACTGCTTGGAGTTGTCAACTTTGTTGATGGTTGACTTGGTCGAATTGATGTCATCCGCCGTGGCGTACTGGGTCTGTTGTACAGGATTGTTCTTGTGTAGATTGGATACCATGCCCTAAATCCCTAGATCTTTGAGCAGATTCTCTTTCTTGGGCAACTGCACCGTCACCCCTGGTCGGAAGTCGTAGATGGGATCCTCTATCTGGTCCGGGTTACGCTGTGCGAACACCCACCACAGCCTTGGTGTGCCGTAGAGGTCATAGGCCAACAGGTCCGGCCTGTAGGCGTAGGTGCGTTCGATGGTGTATGATTGGTCATCCTGTTCCGCCGTTATGGTCCGTGGATTCATGATGTCCAGGTAGTCGGCGATTTCACGAGTGTCGAAATATGGTGATGTGTTTGAATATCTCGCCATTAGATGAATCCCACCTCGTTACTGCCCTTGCCATTCAACTCACCGCGCACGAATTTCTTCATGGAGAAGTTTTTGACCGAATCCCTGCTGTATATTGGTGTGATCAGTACCGATATGTTTGACAGCGTGGGAGCCCATGTCTGTGACTCGCCCTCCGCGTTCATGAAGAATCCCGCGTCTGGACCCGTCAACTGCTTGTAAGGTGTGTTGCTCTGTTTGGTTGAGATGTAGTCGATGCCTGGTCTCAGTTCAACGTTGAATGAGTTTATGATGACCGGAATCTTGTTGAACATGTGGTCACCGTAACCATATAGGTGCATGATCGGTGGGGGATTGCCCTTGAGTCCATCACCGTCATCATTGCCGAAGAACATCTTTGTGGCAGTGCGTAAAAAATTAACAGTGGCCACCCAGTGCTTGGCATCTTCCGAATTCTGTACTGGGAATTCACCTATGATGTTCATCTGGTCCACCTGTGAATTCTGGTAGGCGTAGTGAGGATAGTTGCTGTGAACCTGATCCATGGCGTTGTAGTTGGCCGAATGCTGTATTACCACAGCCGGTGTTAGTGGCCAGAATATGCCTCGTGATTCCGCCAGTGGCGCCATCAACGGATTGTTGGCAAAGTCAAAGAACTTCTGTAGAGGTGACGCGTCCGGCACCTGTAGCCTCACACGCCAGTCGGTCTTGTCGTTCCTGCCGGACCATTTGGCACGTGCCTGCACCAATCTGGAGTCCGTGGATATGCCCGCACCCAAAAGCCTGCTCAGGGTCCTGTTGAAGAAACTGCCTGCCACGTCCTTAAGTACGTTACCAAATGTTCTTTCCGCCATATGTTATAGGTTGCTTTCCATTGTAAAATTCTGTATACTTAGACTATATTTATAGGCACAATTTTAGGCGCACTTAATTACTCTAGCGGCACGATTCTAACAGACCTGTTTGTGGTCACTTTACACTACATTATATAAAGCAAAGGAATCTATGAAGAGAGTCAAGTACCTAAACAACCGAGATCTGCTGGCCCAGATACACGCCAGCAAGAACACCTACTGCTCGTACGTCACACCCGAGGACGCACAGTACGACATCATCGTGCCCAACCTCAAGAAGATCAATGTGAGGAGCATAGCAGAGGCCAAGAAGAACAAGGCAAAAAGATTGACGCAGGAGGCCTGGGAACAGGCCAAGGCGGCCGGCATGAAGAAGATCAAACTGGTTGACTACACCGTGTCGCCTAGGAAGATCGACAAGACGGAACTGGTGTTCCGTGTGATGATGTTCGACCACGTGCCCATGGACGACACCCGTAAAAAGAACCCCAAACAGACCGCGGACCATCACAGCAAGGTCAACTTCCCGCCGTTCCAACACTACAGACTGGACAAGAAGGGCAAGTTGGTGTGCGTGGGCAAAAGTCACTGGGTGGGCGGGATGAGCAACGGCCACTTCTCCGCGGACCATGGCAAGATGACCAACCAGCTGGCCATGATGTACATGAAACTGTGCGAGAGGTATGGTACCCGGGCCAACTGGAGGGGGTACACCTACAATGACGAGATGCAGTCACAGGCGCTGATGCAGTTATCACAGATCGGCTTACAGTTCGACGAGTCCAAATCAGACAACCCATTCGCATACTACACCGCGGCCATAACAAACAGTTTCACTAGGATACTGAACATCGAGAAGAAGAACCAGGCCATCAGGGATGACCTTTTGGAGTTCAATGGCATGATGCCGAGCTTCACCAGACAGAACGAGAACGAGACCACTGGTCCATCATACAAGAAGAAGATGAAGACAGCTCACGGTGAGGCCAAGATCGTGAACAAGACCGGTATAGCCAAACTCAACAAGAAATTCAAGAAGACGGGCAAGATAGACGCGGCGGACTTCGAAGAGGTCAACTACAAGAAGGTGGACATGACCAATCACAAACCCATAGTAAAGAAGAAATGGTAACCCATGGCATTCTTTAAAAAGGTAGCCTGTTTCACGGACATACACTTCGGACTCAAGGGCAATTCAAGGGTGCACAACGATGACTGCGAGGCGTTCGTGATATGGTTCATAGAGCAGGCCAAAGCACACGACTGTGAAACCTGCATATTCCTCGGAGACTGGCACCACCACAGGTCAGCCACCAACGTTTCTACAATGAACTACACCGTGTCCAACATAGAGAGACTGGGGCAGGCATTCGAGAAAGTATATGTCATAATGGGCAATCATGACCTTTACTACAGAGACAAGCGGGAGATCAACTCCATGGAGTACATCAGGAACATACCCAACATACACATTGTGAACGAGTGGTTGGTAGAGGACGATGTCGCAATCATCCCATGGGTGGTAGAAGATGAATGGAAAAAAATTGAAAAGATGACACAGAAGTATGTGTTTGGACACTTCGAGTTACCGTACTTCAAGATGAACGCCATGGTGGAGATGCCAGACACAGGCACAGTCAAGGCCGAACACTTCGCAGGTTGCGGTAAAGTGTTTTCTGGACACTTCCACAAGAGACAACAGATGAAGAATGTGACATACATGGGCAACGCCTTCCCTCACAACTACGCGGATGCCGGAGACGACGAGCGTGGCATGATGGTGATGGAGTACGGTGCTGAACCCAAGTTCATCAACTGGCCAGACATGCCTAGATACAGGACGATCAAGATCAGCGAACTACTAGCGGATCCGGACAAACATCTGTTGCCCAAGATGTACGTGAGGGTAACACTAGACATAAAGATTTCATACGAGGAGGCCAACTTCATCAGGGAAACATTCATTGACAAGTACCAGTTGAGAGAACTACAACTGATACCAGAACAGATCGACAACGCACAGCAACCACAGGTGGAGATACAGAAGTTCGACAGCGTTGACCAGATCGTTATCAAACAACTACAGGGAGTGGATTCAGAGGTGTATGACAAGAACATACTCACCGCGATCTACAATGATCTAGATGTCGAGAATCAGTAAGAAGAAATTTTGGCAAGCACTAAAAAAAGATCCGGAAACGGAACACAGGATATTTGACATGCAGATCGAAGATTGGATAACAGGGTACAGAAGATTCCGAAAACAGGAAGATCATGAATTGGCGATGGCGGAAAAACTCTGCGAGAAACACAAGAGGGAAAAGAAAAAAATTGATCCCGACAAATGGAAAGCCTGGGTGGAAGAGGGAAATAAACAATGGAAAAAGAATTAAAATGTTAACGATTAAGGAACTAACAGTAAAGAACTTCATGAGCGTGGGCAACCAGGCACAGGCCATCGACTTCTCGAACAAGAGTCTAGTTCTTGTGATAGGTGAGAACATGGACCTAGGAGGCGACGACGCAGGAGCAAGGAACGGAACAGGCAAGACAACTATAATCAACGCACTGAGTTATGTGTTCTACGGAGAAGCGCTGACGAACATAAGAAGAGACAACCTTGTGAACAAGACCAACGAGAAGGGCATGTTAGTCAGTGTTAAATTCATCAAGAACGGTGTGACCTACACCATAGAGCGTGGACGTAAGCCACAGATATTCAGATTCTATGCCAACGACATCGAACAGAAAGCAGACAGCAACGAGGCACAGGGCGAGAACAGGGAGACGCAGGTGGAGATCAACAAATTATTGGGCATGACCCACGCCATGTTCAAGAACATAGTGGCCCTGAACACCTACACACAACCTTTCCTGAGCACCAAGCAGGCGGAACAGAGGGAGATCATAGAACAGTTGTTGGGTATAACCTTACTGTCGCAGAAAGCGGACCTACTGAGAGAGAAACAGAAGGCCACCAAACAGTTGCTCACGGAAGAGAAGATGAGATTGGATGCCACCTTGGCATCCAACGAAAAGATACAGGAGTCCATAGAGAGTCTGAAAATCAGATCCGCCGCATGGACAAAACAGAAGGCACAGGACATCGAGAGCTTCCGTGAGGCCATAGCGGAACTGGAGAAGGTGGACAGCGAGATCGAGATCGAGAAACACAAGAAACTGCAGAAACACAACGAGGCACAGACGGCATTGCGTGGACTGATGAAAGAGAAAGCCTACCACGAGGACTCCTTGACCAAGGCGGAATCAACCGTGGAGAAGACCGAGAAGGACCTGGAGTTCGCGGAGGCGGCCAAGTGTCCCACGTGCGAACAGGCCTTACACGACGACAAGCACGAACACCTGGTTGGCAAACTTAAATCCAACCTGACAGAGAACCGTGAATACGCAGACAAACTGCGAAGTGATCTTGCAAAAATACAACAAGCGATGGACGAGATCGGAGACCTGGGACAGGTTCCTGACACCTACTATGACACCATAGACGAGGCCTACAACCACAAAGGATCATTACAAGACCTCAAACGACAGTTGGAACACACCGAGAAAAAGGAAGACACCTACGCGGAACAGATCGCGGAACTGGAGAGCAAGGCCATACAGGAGGTGGACTACGAGAAAGCCAACGAACTAGAGGACCTACACAGGCATCAGGACTTCCTTTACAAATTACTTACAGCCAAAGACTCATTCATCAGGACCAGGATCATAGAACAGAACTTGACATATCTGAACCAGAGATTGGCGTTCTTCCTGGGCAAGGTCAAACTGCCACACACCGTGACATTCCAATCAGATCTATCGGTAAGGATAGAAGAGCTGGGCAGGGAACTGGATTTCGACAATCTATCAAGGGGTGAACGTAACAGATTGATACTGTCATTGAGTTGGGCGTTCAGAGACGTGTGGGAATCATTGTATCAACAGATCAACTTGTTATTCATAGACGAACTGGTGGACGCGGGCATGGACATATCCGGTGTGGAGAGTTCAATGGCTGTGCTCAAGGACATGGCCAGGACGCAACAGAAGAACATATTCCTTATATCACACAAGGACGAATTGGTCAGCAGGGTCAACTCCGTGTTGAAAGTGGTAAAAGAAAATGGCTTCACCAACTACGCCAATGACGTTGATATCATTGTTTGATTTCGCCTAGAATCTTACCAATAGAATATAGATTGTCATCCTTGTCCTTTACAACATAGAAGAACATAGTGGGTCGCAGATCTAATTTGTCACAAATCTTTTTTATCTGTGTGGTATACTTTTGCCATCCATAATCCCTATCAAGGTTATCCATCATGAATGCTCCACAGGCTGTGGTCAACTCGTGATACTTTCTTTGCGCATTGTACAAAGTGCAGGAGTCCATGGTCCGTTGTCTCGACCAGCGTAGGCCAACCCTGTTCCATGTGAAATTATACTTGGACATACTCATGGCAAATGACTTGATGTTGGGGTGATCAAAATCAAATTTAAATCCCTTTGCCGCTGTGATCCATGCGCAATCAATGTGTATGTCGATGTCCTTTTGTTCGCATTCCTTCAACACTTCTTGCCATTCCGTCCTATCTCCATGAAAGTAGTTAGGAAGAGACACAATCAAAGGCATTCCCTCTTTTAATTTTCCCGGTGCTGTTGGGTGTTTTCCCATGGTCGAATAATAGGCATACTCTCTTGGTAATATCTGCACGTTCCACTTGTATTTGCTGACCAAACTTTCAATGAAATGTGTGCACCCCATTATCACATCCACTTTTGGAAATTTCGACCAACCTTGTAAATCGTTTATTTTCGTTGATTTAAACCAAGTACTGGCCTTGTCTAAGAATTCATTGTGTTCGATAGGCGTTTGAGGATCATTGTACCATTTTTCTTTGAGCGCTGTCAAAAAGGAGTCCTGCAATGGAAATAATTTTTTATCCAAATCTGATATTTTTATATTATCTATATCTAACATAAACGCTTCTCCTATTCCCGTGCGTGGATTTACTTGTAGTTCCGTGTAAACTGACGTTGTTATTTAAAAGTGCATACCCTGTATTTGTCCTATACTCAAAACTTTTTAGGATATTATTTTCGGTGTCATACAGAGACGTACCCACGTTGTTGTCACCCAGATATATCTGTATGGCAAGTTTTATACTGGGATCGTCTGTGTGTGGTGGCAAATGATAACCAGCACTGTCTTTCCATATGTCAACACCGCAAAACGACAACATTGTATTGAATTTTTTTTCCAGGGCAGTTGTGATGTTTGTGTGCATGAAAAAAATTTTCAATCTTTTCATTATGTCGGTATCGTAAGATATTCTCTGTCTTGGCTTATGAAACTGTTTTTCCAACTTATGAAAATTGGTATCTTTTATACTGGTCAGCTCATTTAGTATAGAAACGCTAAAAAAATCATGGTATTCTTGGTAATGTATGCCATTTAAATTTACCAAAGGTGCTTTTTCTATTGACGAAACCACTTCTTGTGTGCTTAAATTAAACATATGTTAATTAATTATATCGTACGACAATAAGGAAGGAAAAAACATATGTCAAATGAAACACATGAACAGATCATGACAGAGATACAGACTTACTCGGAAGAGAATGGTAAGTTCGTGGACAAGGGCGTAAAGGCCTCTGCCACTAGGGCCAGAAAGGCTCTAGCCAATCTCGCTAAATTGATCAAAGCAAGAAGAAAAGAGATTCAAGAAGTCAAGAACGCGGCCAAAGAGTCAGCGTAATCGATCATTGGATTTTGCAAAACCATAGGACCCCCGGCTAGAGATAGTTGGGGGTTTTTTTAGAAATAATTTTCAAGTTCACCCTCTCTGTACAGATCTTGTGTCATACAGTGTATGCCATTGTCCCAGAATGCCTTGTGGCGCAATTTGCACACTATAGGCTCAACACCATTACGCTCAAGAAATTTTATAAGTTTTCTATTTTTACTCGGAAGTATGCAGTGTCCTTCATCCACCGATAGTATATTGACATCGTAATTGCTCTCCGTGTGATCGCCACCCCACTGATGTTCGATCGGACTAGTTTTTTTTCCAGCCTCTGGATAACAGATATCCCACCCTTTGTAGATGGATTCTAATTCAGGAAGATATCCAGTCGCGACCATGACCCCGGGTTTGACGATGCTGTACACTCCATCCATGTGCCATCCGTGCCTGGTGACAGTTACCTTGTACTTGTTGTCCAGTAACCATCCCATAATTTTCTTTTCTGTTTGTGGTTGCACATATTTGCTCACGTCCCAGTGTACGTGACTACCGCATCGTATGATGTTGGCACTGGAAATGTCATTGTTCAAATACCAATCAATGTTTTGCCTGTCTATCTGCACAAGGATGTCCTTATACCCGGGGATCACCTTTCCCACTAATAGTCTTTCACCCAGGGCGACGAAGTAGTCTCTGGGGGATATGGGCGGGCGCAGATCTTTTCGCACAATCGAAGGGCGATAACAGGTCACTCCGAACGACTCAAGAATGTTGACAAGATTGTCAAGGTCTTGGTTGGTTTCACGCATCACTGTCTTGAGTCCGGAATCCATCTCATCGTGGGGCTCGTGTGCCCTTCCTACTATGCAATGCTTCAATGGATGAAAAGTGGCAAATCCTTTAATCGGGATCATTTCTTG